AATGTAGATTTGATTTATGGGAACCTAAACAATGGGGTGTTCATAAAGCTTTACCAATCAATCAAGCTAAGGTAGAGTATGGAGATGCAATTAAAAGAGCGGGAACATACAAAGCTTTGAATAGATTAATTCAAGGATCTGCTGCTGATCAAACAAAAAAGGCCATGGTAGATGTTTATAATGAGTTAAACATAACGCCGTTAATTCAAGTTCACGATGAATTAGATTGTTCTGTAGTTGGTGAAGAACAAGCAAAGAAAGTAAAAGAAGTTATGGAAAATTGTGTAGAATTAGAAGTTCCTTCAAAAGTGGACATAGATTTAGGAGATAATTGGGGACAATGACAACAAAAAATAAATCATATAGAGAGCAAGGTAAATCAAAAGACGGCGATAGAAGAGAAGATGGTGTAAAGAAAAACTTTGCTATCAACACAGAACAAATGAATTTTGAGAGAAGAAAAATTCTTGAAGAAATGAAGAGCACTGTAGATAAGAAAAAATTAAATAACATGGCAGCTGTTGCCGCTACTAAAGAACCAGAATATTTTGATGAAGAAGGCAATAAAAGAGAACCCACCATGCGTGTCTTATCATTGGGTGCAGGTGTTCAATCGTCTTGTTTGGCTTTGATGGCACAAGAAGGAATGACAAAGCATAAACCTGATTACATGATATTTGCAGATACTGGTTGGGAGCCCAAATTCGTTTATGAACATGTAGAATATTTAAGAAAAGCCGTAACTATTTGTCCTTTGATTACTGTGGAGCGTAGTAGCATTAGAGAAGATTTAATTAAAGCAGCTAATCCTGAACCAGGATCTAAAGAAGAAGAAAAAAGTTTCGCTGGGCGTGTTCCCAATCCTCCTTTGTTTGCAAAAGGTCCAGCGGGAAGAGTGGGTATGCTGTATCGTCAGTGTACCCACGACTACAAAGTCATTCCCATACAGAAAAAAATAAGAGAACTATTAGGTATCAAACCAAGACATAGAGTAAAAAAAGATATGATCGTAGAACAATGGATAGGTATATCGACAGACGAGGCAATGCGTATGAAAAATGCTAGATTACCTTGGCTTACGTCAAGGTGGCCTTTGATTGAGATGAAAATGTCCAGAATGGATTGTTTACAATGGTATCGTGATATTAAAAAACATCCAATGCCAGGTAAATCTAGTTGTATTGGTTGCCCTTATCATCACAATGATCAATGGAAAAATATGCAAAAAAATTATCCAGAAGATTTTGCTGATGCTGTAGAGGTAGATAATTTAATTAGAAATGGTTTGAAGAACTCTGAAGCAAAATTATATTTACATAAATCAGCCAAGCCATTAGGAGAAATTAATTTTTTAGAGCCTACTAAATCACCTTCATTATTTGGTGAAACTTTTGACGAAGAATTTGCAGACGAGTGTGAGGGTCTTTGTGGAGTTTAATGGCAAAAGTAGGGCTTGCTAAAAGAAAAGGTAGAAGAAAGATAGGATCAAAGAAAAGGAGAATAAGATCAGCAAGATGGAAAAAACGAAAGAAATAGTAGCTAAAATACCCATCCAGGACACAAGATTGTTTCATAAACGATGGGGTAATTATGAAAATTTAAATAATTTATTAATTACAGAAATAGAACAACAAATGAAAGATGATCCCAGAGGTATGATGGGTAGTAATCCTGGGTGTTGGCGAAGTGGTTTTAAATACAAGTGTGAAAATGAATTGATGAAGGCAATTGGATTTATGTTGTCAACATGGTGTGATCATTATTTACCAAGAAAAAGAACAGATGCAGAAATACAGTATTGGACCAATGTAAATGATTACGGAGGTGCGAACATGTTTCATAGTCATTACATGGCAGATTGTGATGTGTCAGGTGTATATTATGTTCAAGGTAAAGATACAGGTGTAATAAGATTTGCGACTCATGAACAAATGTATCGTATGATTAATCCTGGCATGCCATATGCGAACATGATTGGTCACAGTCCGGCTGACGGAGATCTATTAATGTTCCCCCCTTATCTATTACATGATGTGGTGCCCAACCCAAACAAGCATAAAAAGAGGATTTCTATCGCTTTTAACGCAAAAATCAAAATTGTGGACAATGTTGTAGATTTCCCGAAAAATAAGGAAAAAAAGTAGCTCATATTTGACCGTGAGCGGGCTTTAAACAAGTGTCTAGTATGATTGTACCCGGGATAAAAACATAAAATGTCGATTATAGAAGAAAGATTACAAGAATACGTTGATGTGCTATCGCAGCTAGAAATGTTAGAGCGATACACATGGTTAATGGACTTTGGTAAACGATCTCAAGGTATAGAAAAAGAGGAACGCCTACCTGAGTTCGAGGTCCCAGGCTGTCAAAGCGCTACGTGGTTGATACCCATGGTAAATGACAACAAAGTCTATTTTAAAGCAGACTCAGTAGCTTTAATATCAAAAGGTATGGTTTCTTTATTGGCTGATATTTTTAGCGATACAACAAGAGAACAAATTAAAAGTTTTGATAATGAATCTTTAGAGAAGTTAGAGCTCCGAACTTTGTTGACTCCTGGCCGTAGAAATGGGACATATAATATGTTGTTAAGAATAAAAAGTATGGGAGAACCTAATTGATTTTAAGTAGAGGTAAAGGTAGACCAGAACTATATAGAGTTTATCATGTTTTTTATTATGTAAATGGTAAAAAATTTAAAAAGAATATTTATGATAAAAATGTAGATAGTGCAGTTGAAAAATTTAAAAGAGATTTTAATTACAAACCTAAATTTGCTCGAGATCATTGGTATAAAGAAGTGTGGGCAGATTACTCCAATGACAATAGTGTAGAAGAATTATGTTAAAGTATTTTTTAATTGGTTGGATGTGTGTAGGCACAGGCACGGATACAAAATGTTTAAGGGTAGCGTCTGAAGTAACTCATCCCAACTATGAAGAGTGTAATGAATATTATCAATGGGTGCAAGACGACCTCCAGGAGCAGGAATTAGGTGGATATGTCACCTTATCATTTAATTGTGTTCAAGCTGCTAGTTTAGAGGATGTTTTATATGATAAAGATATTTGATTATTTATTTTCTTTTAATTCATAAAAGAAATTAGTGTCATCGCCCGCTGTCCATTTACTTTCTGTTTCTACATTGTATTCAATTGTTGACACTTTAAAATCAGGGATTTTTAATTCAGCAGGTGTTAAAGATTTATCAAAAAATAAACAACGATTGTTTGGTTGAGCTGCGAAATGTTTGTTGTCTAATTCTAAAATATTAAATGATTTATGTTCTTCTGGCATTTCAGAGTATCCACTATTCATTGTATTAGCGTCTGAATGACAATTATCTATTGTAAATAAATATTCACCTGTATACCAATTTTTTGATGGAGCTAAGTATTTGGCTTTACAGCCTGCTATGTTTGATTTTGTAATAACTGTTAAGTGATAACTAAAAGCATCCCAGAGCTCCAACTCTTCTAATGAAAGATCCAGGTCAGTAGGTTCAGAAACAAAAGCACTGATAGGCAGCTTATCATATAAAGCACCATATTCCGGCAAATACGTTTCAAAGTATAAGGCTCTACCTTCGATAGATTTACAAGTAACCCAAACACCTTCTACAAATTCTCCATGTCCTTTTTGATGATCATATAAATATTGTTTTTTTATGAATACTTTAGTTGGGGGTAAGTTCGCTACTAAAAACATTTTTTTGTGGGCTCCAGACGCGGATCCAGAGCCCTTGAGTGAAATGAAGTTGAGAACTAATCTTTGCCATGATAACGAAAATTTGTCAAGAAAAACGCTATATTTATCAAAGATTTTATAATTTCTTATAATATTTATTGACATATCCCATGGATTTATATATTTTTACATCATGATGTGGAATATGATTATGTTTTTTATGATACCAATCAAGTTGATGATTGCGTATTGGGTGATAAAGCATATTTACATGTTCTTAATATTTTAAGGAGTGAAATATGGAAAATATGAAAGTAATAAAAGAGTTGTTGGAATGGATAGATAAATGTCCTACTCAATGTGAATGGTCTTCATCTTCTTCTACTCTCATGCATTTAAAAGTTGCTATGTATCAAGAAGAAAAAGAGGAAAATAAAGATGGACAATAAAACAGAAGTTGAAATGATTGAAGATTTAAAGTCAATGGAACTTGACGAGAAAGAAATTAAAAAATTTCTTTTGCAAGATCTTAATAATCAAAAAGAAGATGTTATTAAAATTATTGTAATGTTAGAGAAAGGTCTTCCCAGGAAGGATTGCAAGGATTTATTGGAGTCTTACTGGAAAGTATTGCACATGAGATCAGTGGTCTTAGAGAAGCAAACTATAGGTGAATATGTTGTCAATTAAGGAGGGAAACATGAGGATACCAAAGGACGAACAAAACAATATTGCTTTTGCATGCCAGGAGCATAAGGACGAGTCATATAGAAAAATATCTAAAGCAGTCAAAGATCCTAATTACGTTTATGTTAGGTTCTATGATGGGGAACAAAGCGAAGCTATGTGGGTATTTATTCTAGCGGGCAATAAAAACAAAGGCATGGGTTTTATAGATAACTCACCAGTATTGATGAAGGATGTGAAGAGAGGAGATATGATTAATTTTGAGAAAAATCATCAAAATATCGTTTACCGAATAAAAGATGCCTAATATTAAAAAGTATAAAAGTGTTGCCATACAAACTCAATTCTATGATGCATTGGTTTGTATGGCTAATGACTCTCACCGTGGCCCAGGCCAAGAGATGTCGTATTTAATTGTAAAAGAAGCAAACAACAGAGGAGTTGAGATAAAAAATGAGAAGCCTAGAAAAATTCAAAGAAGAAGTAAACAGCGTTATTAATAGCGCTGTGGATCAACAACAAGATTTCCCTACTACTGTGGAGAGAGTTAAATCAACAATTCTCTACGGCTATGCTCCACCAATGAATGTGGTGCTAGGAGTAATAGGAGAATACATGGAAGAAGCTGCTAAGACTCAAAAAATCAAGGCAACCATGGAAGATGAGAAAGTACAAGAGACATATGATCATATGGCTCAAGTATGGAATAAACAAAAGGAATAAAGATGGCTGATAAAATAGTAGACTTGTTTCAATTAGACGAAGGAACTAGAAATCCTGTGACTAATTTGGTTGAAAAACCTGTTTGGAACATTCGTTTTCATGATGGTAAAGATATAGAAGATAAATTGTTTTTTAAATCTACCATTCTTGAGTTATTATCTGTGGGTTATAGAAAGGCTGTTGAAAACTTTAGAAGGGGCTCTGCTACGACACATAGTGGCAGTCAAGCTGCATTTTGGATAGTCGTATTTCAGGATTATGAAGTAAGGCTCCAGACTAAAGACGAAATAGCTGATTGTATAACAGAAGGACATAGAAAACGTGGCGAAAGAGAAAACGAAGAGTCAAGAGAAACAAGCACCGAGCGCCCAGGATCATAAGTATCCTTCCTGGCCTATGGTCAGAGTAACCTGGTTAGATGCCATTGATGGTGAAACAGGATGGCAGGACCTGGAGGATATTGTCAAATCAGAGTTAGCTGTGGTTGTTGATGTTGGTTGGCTTGTCAAAACAGATGACAAAAAAACCGTGATTATGGGCTCGTGGTCATTGGAACCGGATGATAATGGTGGTGGTAGATATATAACCATACCTACATGTTGGATAAAGAAAATAGAATATTTAGAGGTGCTTTATGCTGAAGTTCGAAATTAGTTTGTACGAACACAATGTTTTACGTGAAAGAGAAACACGAGATTTTAGGTCAGAAATTGATTGTGATAAGTATGTTATGGAAAATTACGATGTAAACAATTGGTCGTATGTAAAATTAAAAACAGATAGGATAACCAACAATAAGAGATGGCAAAATAGCGTGTCTTTGTTGGAAATAAAAAGAATACCTAATTTGACAGAGGAGGAAAGAAGGATGATTGATAATTTACACAAAGAAACAAGGAGTCTAACAAATGATTGAAATAATACTATTATCAGTAATTATATTGCTGCAGTTGTTTATAGCCATAATGTGTTGGGCAATAGGATCACAAATTGATGAGGTGCTACGTAACAAGTAGTATTACTATAGTGGAGAATTTGCTAAAAAAGTTTTTTTATTTTACAAAAGTCAGAATATGCCAATACCGTAATACTTTTGCTCTTAAACCATTGATTTTATTAACAAATAAGGGTATTGGCAAGGTATTGGCAATGTATGTAACGTACGCGCGAATGTTGATTTTTAAAAATAAAAATAGTAAATTTTCCCCTATATATAAAGGTTTTTTGAATGAATAACGAACAAAATAAAAACGATGTAAGCCAATACCAAGCCAATACCAGAGATATGTCTATTAAGTATCCAAAAGACGGTGAAGGATTAACAGAAAAACAAAAGTTGTTTGTAGATATATTTACTAGAAACGAAGGTAGATTGACTCCTACAGAATGTGCAAGGCAAGCAGGATATAAACCAGATAGAGCTCATGTGACTGCATCTGAGTTATTAAATCCAGGTAAGTATCCAAAGGTTGTAGAAGCTGTAACTAAGAGAAGAATTGAGATTGACAAAACCAATGAGGTTAAATTAAACAAGCATGTCAATGAGTTGGCTAGACTACGCGAGAAGGCTTTTGAAGAGGGGTCTTATAGTGCCGCTGTTAATGCTGAGCGCTTGCGAGGTCAAGCTGCAGGATTGTATGTTGAACGAAAAGAAATCAGAACAGGTAGTATCGACAGTATGTCTCGAGAAGAAGTTTTGAAAGCATTAAAGGACATAGGGTTCGAAGGTAGTTTTAAACAAGAAAACAATCAAACTGTGTTGTCCATAGAAGATAAACTTGAAGACTGAAACACTTTTTTGGAAGTCATTTAAAAATCATTTAGGCAAAGATTACTTGGTTGATCGCATTGAAAGTTACGCTACACCAGGGTTCCCTGATTGCCTTATTTTTCACAGAAAAACAGGATTCTTTACTGTTGAATTAAAAGTAGTAAAAGGTAGTGACAAAGTAACAATATCACCACTCCAAATATCATGGAATTTATCCAAATCTATGAAAGCTGCTCCCGTTTTTATCCTGGCCAGGGAGCTTGACGAAGGGGTGGTCAAACTGTTTTCAGGTGCCAAGATACAAGAATTACGCGACAAGGGCTTCAAATCAGTGCCCGGGATCTATGAGGGAAGGCTCGAGGACCTCGAATTATGGAAAGTAGTTTCAAACTCCCAAACTCCTGTCAAGTAAATCCTGAAAATATCTGTGGATAACCTGTGGATAAGTTCCCGCCGGGCGCGCCCGGGTTTTTTTCGCCGCGCAAACTCCTAAACTCCCCATTTTTCAATGTTTCCCGGGATTCAAACCATCCAGCAGCTGCCTGAAGACCAGGTGCCGGGATGCAAACTCCTAGTTGAAACTCCCAAAACTCCCTATTTATGTATATTTTCCAACAGTTCCCGGGATCCAGCGTGCAGCTGCCAGCTCACCAGGTGCGAGCCCGGGATTTCCTGACAGCAAAACTCCCAAACTCCTTAGTTATCAACCTTTCGATACACGAATCATCATGATCTTTCCATCTGGGCACCGGGCGCCCGGGAAAAAAATCCAGAATCAAGGCAAAAAAGTCTTGATTTATCGCCCGGGATCTAGTATCTTCACGCCTGATGCAGCACGCAGCTGCCTGAACAGCAGGTTACAGCTCAGAATTAGAAAGAAGGTCATGAATGTTCGCGTTTTTATTAAGTTTATTGGTCCCAGCCAAACTGGTTATACTATTATTGGTGATATATCTGCTGGTGAAGATCTTCTGATTCAAAACTCCCAAACTCCAAACTCCCCTTTCCCCCCTCAATATGTGAATCATGGTGCCTGAAGAGTTCCCGCCGGGCGCGCCCGGGTTAAAAATTGCAGCGAAACTCCAAACTCCCTTGAAAAACAACAACAAATGTAATGTGGTTTGTCAAGATCCATCGCCCGGGCATCCAGGCAGCTAACTAAGTTGTAAACTCCAAACTCCACCTGTGAAGAAACCTATTAGATAATGAAGATTCGTAATTAATCGCCCGGGGTCGCAGGTGAACAATTTTTGGGCATAAAAAAAGGGCGAATAAATCGCCCTTTTAGGTTTGTTAGTTATAGATTTTTGATTACATAGTTAAGCCAAGACGCTTTAGTATATAACCAATGTCGCTTTGTAGATGATGTATTAAACTAACTCGATTTTCTTTATCTTGAACAGTCCATTCAAGTATCGAATTACATAATACTCCACAAATCAACTTCCAATCCATAGAGTCTTTGGTTGGAACTTTTGAGATTAGGGATTCTAAATCCCCAATCGAATTTTGGTCTTTTGCATATTCAACTATCTCTTTCAAGACAGGTGTAATATCAACTTTGTTTACAGAATTGATTGGAACAATCTCGTTATTGTCTTTACTCATTGATTGATTTCCCATTAATCTCAAATACTGTATGAGGATTGATATTCAAAAACCTAGAACGATAATCACTAGGTAGACCATTACCAACACGACAAGCCAAAACATAATCCTCGTGTTCTTTAAAAGATAATTTGCTTTTGGTTTGTGTGAAGTTATGTGCATAAACACCAAGAATACCTCTTTTAAGTATTCCTGTTGAACCATCGTTTTTTATCCATTTACAAGAGAAAAAACCCATGCCAACTTTGGTTTTTAGTTCGTCTTTAGTCATAATTGACTCCTTTCTATTTCTAACAAAACGACCTTACCACAGTTTGATCTTATACAAAATAAATAATTAACTTATTTTCACTTATCTGTGGATAACCTGTGGATAACTTGCCCGGGGCCATATGTAGTATGTAGATCCAGGCCATACCTACTACATGCAGCGGCCTGGCCGCCCGGGTACTATATCTTGTGTTGCAAAAATGCAACACCACTACATGCAGCGGCTGCTGGTGCCCAGGTCGCTAACCGCTTCGCGTTTAGCTCCCGGTCTAAAAGTCTATATACAACCCCCAACCCCCCCCTTTGCAACTAACATCCATATAGAAGTTGTGTTGCAAGGATTGACAGTGGTAATCTCTCAAAAAAACGTTTAGAATGAGTCCCAAAAAAATTTTTTTAAAATGCAAAACATTTCGAACCTTGAGAGCTATGATACTCAAGCATTAAAGCTATTATTGAAGAAGGCTCTTTCTGATAAGCAGCAAGCATCGCAGAAAGATTTTTTAAAATTTACCAAAACAGTTTGGCCTGATTTCATAGAAGGTAAGCATCATCAAATATATGCAGAAAAATTAAATCGTATTGCAAATGGCGAGTTGAAGAGGTTGATCGTCAACATGCCTCCTAGACATACAAAATCAGAATTTGCATCTCACTTATTTCCGGCGTTCTTCATGGGCCGTAATCCAAAAGCGAAGTTAATTCAAACCACTCACACAGGTGAATTGGCTGTTTCGTTTGGTAGAAAAACAAAAAATCTAATTGAAAGTGATGAGTATGAAAAAGTATTTCCAGAAGTCAGATTAGCAGCTGACTCTAAAGCTGCTGGTCGATGGCAATCGAACCATGGCGGAGAATACTTCGCAGCTGGTGTCGGTGGTGCTATAACCGGTCGTGGTGCAGATCTATTGATTATTGACGATCCACATTCCGAACAAGATGCACTATCGCCCACGGTCCTTGATTCACATTACGAGTGGTATACTTCTGGACCTAGACAACGTTTACAACCAGGTGGAGCTATTGTTGTGGTCATGACTCGTTGGTCTATTAAAGATCTCACTGGTAGGCTAATCGAGAACCAAGGCAAAGATGAAAATTCAGATCAATGGGAGGTTGTAGAATTTCCGGCAATACTTCCTAGTGGTAAACCTATGTGGTCAGGATTTTGGAACATACAAGCATTAGAACAAGTTAAAGCATCTATTCCTTTGAAAAAGTGGAATGCACAGTGGATGCAGGCACCGACATCAGAAGAAGGTGCCTTGATAAAACGAGATTGGTGGAGGACTTGGGAAGGATCAAACATACCTCCCGGGCTCGAGTTCATTATACAATCATACGATACCGCTTTTAGTAAAAAAGAAACAGCAGACTTTTCTGCTATTACCACGTGGGGTGTATTTAGACCTGAGGAAGGTGGTCCACCTAACTTGATACTGTTGGATGCAAGAAAAGATCGTTGGAATTTTCCTGAATTAAAAAAGGTCGCGATGGAGGAATATCGTTACTGGGAGCCAGAAATGGTGCTCATAGAAGCTAAGGCCTCTGGTATGCCACTAACTCATGAGTTGCAAAAGATGGGAATTCCTGTTATAAATTTTACACCCTCTAAAGGTAATGATAAACATGCGAGGGTAAACAGCGTAGCCCCGTTAT